GCGGCTTGTAGCGGACGATTTAGGAAGTCCTTGGATGGGTCTTGGCCTGGGATCTGACCCCGAGAATAAGCTACTAAGAAAGAAGCGTAGTTGATTAGGTCTTTAGCTGAATCCTCTACTGATTCGAAGTTAGGAACATAGGATGGATCTAGTTCCATAGCTTCTGTAACAGAACGTAGACGCAAGACTTTACCGTGGATAATATCGAGAATAGTCGATACGCCGCGTGGGTAGTAATCTGCTTGGACTATACGGGAGTTGGGATTCTGATAATCGTTAGATTTCTTAGCTTGGATTTCGGCACATTCTTGTAGTACCTTTAATGATTCTTTCATATATGTTCTCCATTAACAATAGTATATTATACCACATCTTTAACGAAATGTAAACCATCCCAATTGTAGATGCCTTCAAGATAATAGTTTAGGGTTTCTTTGTCCCCTATAAAGATATAGAGCTTTTCTGGGTAATCCCTCCAAGACTCTGAAGCGCACTTTTCTGCCCTATTAATAACATAGGGAACATAATATGTCCCTGCTGTTACTTTGACTTCGATTGGGGAACTACCCATTGAAACAGGCTCAAATAAATCTTTGTATGGTCTGTCATCGTCAACGTATCCTTCCTGTAGAAGATATACCTCAGCAGCGAGACCATACATGCTAGATACCATTATTTCCTCGAGGGACCTACCACGACGAGTAGACTCAGTAGAATATATCTGCTTAGATTCTTCTAGCGCACGATCGCGAAGAACTACAGGATCTATATCTAGTGCTGCATTAAATTCCATCATACATTACAATAAACGAACTCTATAGCTCGTTCTGCCTCCTTATCAAGTGGGCGAGAAGCATACCAATTACCAGTCTCAAGATCTAGTTCTTTACAAAGATCTACAACTTCTTGAACAGTAATAGGATACTCTTGCTTTAAAGCATTAGCAGATATCGATACCATAAGCTGATACATTTTGTGATACCAGCCGGTTTCAGATATAGACTTATATTCACCGATTAACTTCTTGTTTACAAAAGGGCAATCACGATAGGATGTCCAGCGAATATTCCTATTCTCCATCTGATCTTTACGATGTTGAATAATTTCTTTCTGCATATCTTCCGGAAGTCTATCAAATAGAGTATTACCGGATTTCTTAGTTGCAAATGGGTATTTTAATAAAAGCTCAGTGACAGCGATATCATTACCAGGATGTGTAAAGATAAAATTGTTAGCACCAGCATACGTTGCAGGTATATAGTACATTCTTGATAAGTCTTTAGTTTGTCTATCTCCCATTGACTCAAGGTGGGTATTGAGTGCAAACCAGAAGTGTTGTATTTTATCCGAGTCAATATGTTGGTCAAGACTGAAGACGAGTCTGAACTTTGGCTTATCAAGCGTAGAGCTAGCTGTAGAGTAACAAATATATTTCCAGTCACCAACACGATCATTAAGTATGTCATGTAAGTTCTCCATAGTACAATCGAGATCATCTACGTCTACAGCAGCCCAACCACCCCACTTTTCTACATTTTTATTAGCACGTGTTGTGTCTTTAATATAGGTAGCTGGTGATATTAGCTGTGCGGACTTCTTATCCTTTCTTTCTATTTTTGATAAGTCATAGAGGAGCTTTTCGAATTCGTTAAAATCCGAGCAATCCATATTTCTATGGGTCTTATTATCCCAAATAGAATTAAATAGTGTGAGGGAGATACCCATGGTTACCTTCGTGTGATGGTGCTTCCCAACCTTCTGGCTTCATAAGATCTGGTAAACCCAAAGGATTGGGTCGAGACTCTTTGACTCCAGGCTCTTTAGACATATTAGCAGCATGGACACGATTCCAGGCTTCGTCTGCATCGATACCAAATGCATCTAGCGTACCTATAGCCACAACACAAAGATCGATAAGACCATCCACAACTTCTTCATTGTCTGCTATATTATAAGCATTAGAGGTTTCGTCAAGCTCCTCGCGAAGGAATGCGATTCGAAACCGTAGGAATTCAGCCAAAGCATCTTTATCTTTAGCAGTAATTTTTTTAGCTACCCAATCATGCACACCAAACTTACGATGCATGTCATTTATATCTTGTACCCATTTACTTGTCATTCATATACTCCTTAATAATATAACTATTATACCATAAATTTACAGAAATGTATACCCTATCCAAAGAAAGATTCAAGTGTGTTTACTTCTTCGTGGGTCCAACCAATACATTCTAGGATAGGTATAATTGGGTCCAGGAATGTCTTTTCGAATTGCTTGTTATAGTCTATATATTGTGTGAGTTGTAATTCTGGTGGGAAATACATAGGGAAGGATATAACATTCTCTCTGAGGGTATTAGGGGTCTTAAGGTAGCAGAACTTAATTTTTTCCCCGTTCTTAATAAGTTCATACTTCTTTTCTAGACCCTTGTCTTGTACAGCTTTGTTATAGAGCAAGCTGCCGCGGACGTGTATGGGGCAGCCTTTAGCATATATGGTCTGGCTGTTCTTCCACTTGGTCATATCGTTAACCCCACGAGGAAACGATACTTCTTCTGGTGGCAAGGTTAGGAAATAGTCTTTGAAGTCTGCTATAGCTTTTTGGGTAGCAGGTTCAGAACCAGTTACAATTACTTTGAATATATCTTTTAGAGCTTTACGAACTTCTGCAGGGGTTGAAGACTTAATAGCTTCGATGCCCATAATTTTAAGTTTAGGTTCAGAATATTGTACACCTTCGTTATTGTGTACATTAAGGATGTAGCGTTTCTTAGCCTGCCAGATACCGATATCGGCTATAGCTTCTCGAGCCATAACCATACGGTTATCATAGGCATTCATCATCTGAGCCATGCTTGCATAGGATCGTTCGAATAATGGTTCGAAATGATCAGAGCAGATCTTATTGAGAAATTCAACTGGGTCAATAGGGTCAAACTTGTTAACCAGTTTTCCAAAATTAACATAAACAGAATCAGTATCGATGGCAATAACATAATCAGCGTCCTCAGTTCCAAGTATTTTATTCATTTCAGCATTGACTGCCTTTTCCGCCCAGCGAATAGCTAACTGACCGGTTAGGGTAATACCTTCTGCTACACGTAGATCGAAGTAGCGGAAGTAAGCATTACCGATAGCACCATAGAGACTATTGAGTAGAATTTTAATAGCCATTTGACGATTTTCTAGCTGGTTTATCTCCCTTTCTAACTTAATGGATGGTTCTTTTTCGTATGCCTGCTTAGCTTCAAGCATTTTATTCTTAACTTCTTTACGCTCATTATAGTAGTTAACAATGATGTTTGGAAGTACACCCTGCTTCTCGTTAGTATATGTAGATCCGTTAGCTGCAACAGAATGCTTCGAGTTAACCTTATCGGTTTTTTCTAGATAGTAGTCCACACCGCCTTCGAGAACTTCGGGTTGAAGTGTTTCGGGTGACATATTATATTGGACAATAAGGTTAGGGTAAAGCGAGTTAAGATCGAATGAAACCACCCAATCGTGTAGTCCAATTTGTGGGGCTTTAACATACCCACCAGCGAAAGATCGGGTCTGCTTAGGTTCCATAGGTGGTGGGACTACCTTACGACGCTTAAGCTCGCGAAATACAATCGAATCCCATATAGCGGTTGTACCCATGGTGTCAGAGTAGTTTACACCACCCTTATATGCTATAGTCATAGCCAACGTAATCAAGCCCATCTTTTCTTCAAATCGATCGATAAGCTCTACGTCTTTAATGTTATAGTCAATGAACTTTTGGTGATCTTCTTTATATAGGGTATAGAGAGAACCAAATTCAGAATAGTCTACTTTACGTTCCCCCAGGACTACGTGAGCAATATGATCTAGCTTATAAGATTCTTGAGCACCGTATGAATAGCCAAACTTTTGAAATAGATCAAGGTAATCCATTTGCTGAACGCCAGATATATCGTAGGTATCCATCTGCTTACCTTTGATAGCAATCTGCTTATACTGGACTAATCCCCAAGGACTAAGCTGCTTAGCAGTATCTTCGCCAAATACTCGACCAATACGATTAACGATATAAGGTATATCGAATAGCCTAGAGTTCCAGCCTGTTACTACATCTGGGCAATTTTCTTCGCGAGACCACCAATTAAGGTAGTTAGTAAGTAGTTCCCGTTCTGAAGCACATTCGGTATAGTTAATCTTAATCTTGTCACCATGTTCTGAATTGGCAACAGAGTATTTGCCTAAGCCCCAGACGTGATAGATGTTGTCTACATTATTCTTTACACAAATAGCATTAATTGGCTTTAAGGCATCTTCAGGGTAAGGGAAGCCGTCATCCGACTCTACCTCGATGTCTATAGAGCAAACGTTTATAAAGGAACGATTAAATACTAACTCGTCGGGGAAGCATTCTGTAATATATTGGTGAATATAGTTTTGTGTACCGTATACTTTAAAGTCGGAAACATCTTTATAGCGTTCTGAGAATTCTTTAGCATCACGCATAGAGTCAAAGGTCATAGGAGCCACATCGCGACCGTCTATAGACTTCCAACCTAATTCTTTGTTTGATGGGATGTAAAGCGTAGGCTTAAACTTTACTTTTCTTTGGACACGACGTCCGGAATCATTATAACCACGGTACAGGAGAGAATTCCCGTACCGTGCAACTGAAGTATAAAAACTCAAAGTGTATCTCCATTTCGATAATATAGTCTATTATACCACATTATTAAGAACAAGTATATCCCCCTATATAATAATCTTTTTCTCAGGAGCTATAATAGTAGTTTTTTCATTAATAGAGCGATATTGCTCTTCCAACCCTGAAATAGGATTAGTAACAAATCCGACCATAGCTTCTTTTATATAAGTAACCTCATCCTCAATAGTAGTATATGGCATCATTCCCATAATACCTACTCCTTTTTCAGTGGGTATAAGCATGCCTGGTTTTTCAATAGACCAACCACCCTCAACTTCTTTAGCAAAGCAAATAACTTCTTCACCTGATATTAATCGTATAACTTTCACATCCATAATTTATTTCTCATTTAGTTTTATTAAGTATTGTGCTTTCTCAAGAACCCACGGATCTCTTAAGGGTAAATCGAACCCAGACATTCCATCCCAATCCTTAAATGCATAATCGAATCTATCAGAATAAGCATCTGGGTGCTTTTTGAGCAGATCCACTAATTCAAAACACCAAGAGTCAAATTGATCATCAGATATAATGCTTGTATCTAGGTAGTAATACATAGACGAATGAATTAGTATGTTAAGTCGGCGTCTTTTGATAAGAGCACCAACCTTTGTATCGGGATTAGGGAAAGCGTACCGGGTTCGATCTACAGCCATAATATTAGTCTTCAGTCAATAGTTCTTGAGCTAGTTCCTCTACCTCTGGTTCTAAGTAGTTAGCAATGCTAATCTTACGTGGCTTTTTCTCTTCAGGAATTTCTCTAGCAAGATCTATTGTTAGAATACCATTAAGATATCGTGCTTCTTTTACTTCTATATATTCAGCTAGATTAAAGCTTCGACGGAATTGCTTTGTGGATATACCCTTATGGATATATTCAGGATGATTGTCCAAAGAGCTTACAGTCTTATCTGAAATAGAAGAAACTGTTAGAATACCTTCTGTTACCTCAATATCAATCTCATTTAAACTAAAGCCAGCTACGGCTAGTTCAATTGAGAATTCATTTTCATTCTTTCGAATTAAGTTATGAGGTGGATAGGTGTCTTTGTAGTTGGCGGATCTTTCTAGCTGGTTGAGAAGCCTTTCGAATCCAACGAACGATGGTCCCATAGAGGGAAAGTGCTGTAGTGTCATATTAATGACCTCCTATTTTATAGCAAGGTTAGTACTGTAATGAGACCGGACCATTCCGCATCTCATTACCTATTTATACACGATTGTGTAATTCTTTTTAGCTATTACCGATATTATATTTAGGGCAAAGCTCCCAGTTATTTTTCTCTGAATGAGAGATAACCTTTATTTGTCGAAGAGGGGCTACAGGTAGATTAGCAGGGTTTACTATAGAGACTAATCCCCAATCAGAAAGTAATGTAGCAATCGTATTACGGCGCTCTACATCGTTTACTGTAAGGTTAGACGGCTTAGCATCAAGCAGAAATAACTCCTTAAAGTGCGTAATAAAATATCGACCTTGCTTATGAAGTATATGACAAGATTGATACAATTTGCGATCTTTACGTGATGCAACACCAATTCGGGTAAGTGTCTCGCGAACCTTTAGAAAATCATCAGGTTCATTTAGCGTAACTTCTAGCATCGATGCTGGTGTCCAGTCATCTACTACTTCACTAATATTGTTATTATTTTCCACCTTTGTATAACCTCTGCTTCAATTCATTAATTTGAGCGGCAGACAGTAGGAAAAGAACCTGGCGGGCTTTTTCATTGCTATAGCCATAATATTCTTTAACTACATCTACTGAGTCCGGGTCGGACTTCTTCAACCACTTCGAAAACCTTTTTCTTGGTCTGATACTATTTATAAGAAAATGATATTGAAGCTTATTATCAAGGTGGTGATAACGGTTCATTTCATTGGCGTATAGCACAGTATCGTTGAAGTAAGACAAACCCCGATTAATCATGTAGGGGTTATAAGAGCTTTCTACCTCCATGATGTCTTTCTTAGTAGAGTTAATTGAGTTTAGGTAATCAAACGGATTCACTACGCAAACTCCACATTGGCCATAAGTTCTACCATGCATGCTACGATGTTAAGCTCGTGATCAGCTACAAATGCGTTTTTATATTGGTAATCAGCCAGGATAAGAACAGTATTAGGAACTGATTGGGGCTTAATGTAGGTAAGCATATTGTCGTATATCTTACGGAAGATAGCAGCAGGTTCGGTATCGATGTTGTCCACCACCCACTTACGCATCCCCTTAAAGTCTTTATCTTTTAGGTGAGATACCAAGACCTTTACGTTATCCTCTGATAGGTTAACAAGGATGCCAGCATCAATGGTGCCAGATAGGGAATAACGTTGTAGTTCGTTTAATACCCGACGGAAGTCAGGGAAGTACTTTTCTACAAGGGTAGCAACTACTTTTTGATCAAAGGTGATACCTTCTGATGCGAGGATATCCATAACGCGTTTGAAGAATCCAGCAGCAATAGCAGGCTTTTCTGCATTAGGAATAGCAAATTCGTAGACTGAGCATCGTGAGTGCAGAGGTTCGATGATTCTATTCTTAAAGTTACACGTTAAGATAAACCTGCAGTTGTTGGAGAATTCCTCGATGAACCCACGGAGAGCAGGTTGCGTAGATTGTGGGTTTAGGTAGTCTGCCTCGTCGAGAATAACTACTTTGTACCCACCTTGTAAGGAAACAGTAGAAGCAAAGTGCTTGATCTTGTTTCGTAGCGTATCAATGTTACCTTCTTCTGATCCATTAACAATAATGTAGTCAAGGTCAAGCTCTTTGCACAAGGCTTTAGCTACTGTAGTCTTACCGACGCCAGCCGTACCGGTGAATAGCATATTAGGCAAATTACCAGTAGAGACTAAGGTCGAGAAGGTTTCTTTAAGCGATTGGGGTAAGACACAGTCTGCTACTTTAGCAGGACGGTATTTTTCTACCCAGAGAAAATCTGTAGACATATTTCACAACTCCATAATAAAGATATATTATATCACATAACAAGGTAAAAGTAAACAGATTAGAAATAACCTTCACCATATAAAAACATTTTCAAGTGGTAATAGAAAATCCGGGGTTGCTGATCCGGGGTTGGACACTTCGGATATCTTTCGAACATCCGAAGTATCAAATCTTCTATCTCTTCATCAGTCACGAGTTAAGCTGTGGTAGTAACAGATTCATATAGTTCTTCGATCTCCTCAACTTCGCTTTGGAATTGTGCAAAGGTTTGCTTATGATACATCGTAGCAAGCTTATTTAGGAACTTCTTATCAATACCTACTTCGTCTGAAAGATCGCCTACGATGTTTTTTTGTAAGTCTTTTTCCGCTTCAGCTCGTGTTGCTGAGTTAGACCATTCTTTAATTGCATTAAGGATCTTTGTACGATCCGCTGGATTATTCACTACCATCTGCATTACCCTCGCTAGTTTCATTTGTTTCAGGAGCTGATTCTGCTGCCTGCGCTTGTTTAATAAATCCTGTGAACTTGTCATAGACATTCCCTACAAAAGATAATTCGTTTGCCTTAAAGGCACCTCGTTCTGTTGATGTGTTAATAATTCTTAGCACGTTCATTAGGTCGTCGATAGACAGACCATCTTCTTGTTCTGACATATTACCCTCCAAATGTTGATTTCTTTTCTAGAGCTACCCAATATTCGGTAGAGCTAGTTAACGACTTAAAGTTAGATAAAAGCTTAGACGATATCGATACTTGATAGTCTTCATTGACGAACTTGAAGTTACCGATATTAAAGACAAAGCGACAGTCTACGCCAGCTGCAGAGTATTCTGTTAGTGCAACTTCGTAGGTATTAGAGGTAGCATCTTCGGTGTCCGTAACAATAAGCATCGGTGCTGAGTTAGGATTTATCGAGACTACCAGATCTGTTACACCCAAAGCAGACGAGGCCTTGCGGATGTTAGCCATATCAGAAGAAGTAAGCGTAAAGTTTACTTCGCAGGGTGGCATAACAATATCTTTAGTTGGTGTAGTTAGAATAGAAGCATCTGAGAAGAAGTATTTAACAGATTTGTTACCTTCGCGAACATTAACAAACTTCATATTGGGATCGAATTCGAGATCAGGATCATCGAACATATTAACAACACCCAGAAATTCGTTTAGATCGTAGATGCCAAACTGATTAGGGATAGATTCAGCGATAGTAGCTTGTCCCATAATAGTTTTGCTTTCTGACATAGTCTTAACGACGTTGCCAGGGTTCATTACGATGTTAGCATTAATGCTAGCAAAGTTCTTAAGGGTACTTAGAGTTTCTTCACTTAGTTTCATTATTTAGATTTCCCGTTTTTGTTGTATGTAGTATATTATACCGCATTTTTCTCTTCTTGTATACTGTTATATTCTTCAGGAGTAAAGGGGGTATTATATGATACTGTCACCTTGTTAATTTCCCTGGATTCTTTAAGATCAAAGTCAGTTAAGAATAGGAGAGAACAAACTGCATGGGCAAGATGATTGATACCAGATTCAGGGTCTATTTTTTCTCCCTGCATGTAAGCTGATATATGACGCAGTGCAGCTGCTTGGTATCGACGGGGTTCGACTTTCTCCCAGTTAAACCTATCGTACTTTGCAGCACCATAGGTTAACACCTTAACAACTTCGTCCATAGACTTAAAGGGGACTAAAGAGTAATCAGGCTTTTCCCCGTCATACTTAATACCACCTTGATCGTTTGGTTTCATTTTCATAACAAATCCCTTTTAAAGGTTATCAATAATATTGTCAATAGAATCATCTACGAGCCAGTCAGAGTCATTAATGTATTTATTTTGTTCGGACTGTGGCTCCGCATCTACTTTTGTGTAGAGATCGAGGAATCCATCACGTGTATCTTCATCGAAGCGAGATACACAAAGCTGGATTGCCTTCAGCTTATCGCCAAATATAGAGTAGCTTTGGACGATATGACATAGACGACGTGTGGAGATAATTTCATCGACACCGCCATCAGCGAAGGTCTTACGTATGGTTTCTGACCAAACTGTTAAGTTGTCAGCAAATGATTCATCGAGACAGTTAAACTTTTGCATATGATTAATAATAATCTTACGCTCTACGTTCGATGAGGGATAAGGTTGCTCAAGGGTAATAGTGAAACGTTCCAGGAAGGCTTCGTCGATTATTGTAGCAGCAATGAATCTGCCATCTTCCGAGCCTTTACCCTTCGTGTTTGCTGTTGCTATCACATTAAAGCCATTTGATGGATTAATGACTTCGCCGGTCTTTTTAATAAGGACTGGCTTACCCTCGAGTACTCCCTGAAGACACATGATCTTGTTAGACCCACGATCTATTTCATCGATTAGGAGAATAGCTCCTTTCTCCATCGCTTTGATGACTGGGCCTTTATTGAACACAGTTTCACCATTCACCAAGCGAAAGCCACCGATTAGGTCGTCTTCATCTGTCTCTGGAGTAATTTGTACGCGCACGTATTCGCGATTGAGCTTAGCGCACGCTTGTTCTACCATCATAGTCTTACCATTACCGGATAAGCCAGTGACGTATATTGGATAGAAGATGGATGATTTAATAACTGAAACTACGTCTTTGAAGTGACCCCAAGATACAAAGGATTGATCCTTTTGAGGTACAAAGACTTCGTCATTCATTACTGACGATACTGATGCCATAATTTTATCTTCTTTCTTTTGGAATGGAACGACCAAGCCTTCTAGTTTGTAAACGCCCCAGCGAACTCTGGGATTAGATTCTGTGAACTTTTTGGCCTGAGCATCGGATATACCTAGCTTACGAGCAACCGAAAGTATTTCCTTAGGGGTAAATTCTTGGCTGTTGCGGTCAGGATATGTAGCAGAAATAGCAGTCAGTAGATCAGTTTGATTCATCATAATATAGTATCCCTTAATCAATTTATAGTGCTATTATACCATACCTAGGGGCCTTTGAGAACCCCTATTTCGTCACAGATCGTAACTTTTAGGCAATAGCTTGAGCAAACTTAGTAGCCAATGAGCGATTAAGCTTTTTGGACGAGGAGTACTTCGAAAAGGCCTTTTTGATCTGAGCCTTTGAAGCATTTGGATCAATCTCAAGGCTTTCAACAGACGTATCTAAGTCCTTGTTACCAGCCTTAAGCAAGAAGTACTGATTGTATCCGCACATATTTTTATATAGCTTAAGCTTATCCGTGCGATAGGCTTGTCGAATAAGCTTACGCTGTTCATCAACAACGTCCCAATCGACATAACCAAAATCATTCATCTGGTATATAGCGTCGTTAATATCTCGGGTTGTTTCAGTTAGATAGAAGCAAATTGTGTTAATACCCATTTTACTATATTCAGACACAAGGTGCTTAGTAACCTGCTTTCTATCAACTTCTTGGACTTTGTTATTAAAGTCTATATTGTATTTACGATAGTCTGTTCTTGTAAAGCTCTCTGGACGATCCCTATAGGTTGTTCTCATTGAAGCAGCAGCACCATCTGTTAACATCACGAGGTTTAGCTTTTGGACTGCGTGCTTAGCCTTGAAGTCAGACAATATAAACTCTAGACCAAGAAGAACTTCATTTAGTGGTGTTCCGCCTTTCCATTCTACCTGTGACCATTTATAGCGTGATGAAGCTACTGTCATGAACAAATCCTTATAGGCTTCTTCATATTGGGATTTGCCAAAACTAGATGATAGTAGATGAAATAGCTTAGTGCCGTTAGTATCAACAGAACCAGTAGGTAATTCATCGTGTGACATATATTTAGAACCACGATCCCCAGAGGTAAATCCGTAAACTTCGAAAGGGATATTAACCTTTTTGCAGAAGGTTGCAAGATTAAGTGTTTGCTTAATAACAGACCCTATAGTACCTATCATCGAACCAGAATAGTCTATGACCATAACCATACCGTGTGATTGTGCATCGGCAAGATTTGTTACCTTTCTGAATATATCGTCCTGGAATTGGTATGAATATAGCTTATTAACATCGATTGAGCCAGAGCGAGCGGTTG